TTCTACCTTCTTCTGCTTCTATCCACATCTTATAAAACATATTCATACCAAGTGGAGTTGAAACAATAAGTACCTTGGTTGATTCACCAGAAGAAATTGTAGGATAAACAGAAGTGAAAAAAGATTCAGCTATATTTTGAGGAACGTGGGCAAACTCATCAAGAAAAATGATATTGAATGAACTACCACGAACAGCTGAACTAGAAGTCGCAGCAGCTATAACTTTAGATCCGTTTTCTATTTCAATATTTCCTTTGTTCCATACAACCGCTCCTTGTTGTAACCACTTAGGTAAATGTTCGTATGCAAGTTGTAATCTAGAAAGAAGTTCTCTTGCTACCGCCCCTTTGTTGGCTAGGATAGCAACGTTAACACTTTCATTGAACAGAATGTAATGAAGAAGAAAAGCGATGATAGTGGTTGATTTACCCGTCTGTCTAGGCATTTTACAAATCACAAAACGATTATCAGTAAACTTATGAATCATATCCTTTTGATAATCATACATATCAAATGGTACAAGCCCATGATCTACATGAATAATTTTGACAAAATTCTGGATGAAGTATTCAGGATTTTCCTTACAACGCATATATTCTGTAAGGGATTCTTCTGTCCACTCTATAACCTGACCAACATTCTTTAAGTTGGGGTTTCCTAAATAATTTTCACTCGGCACGTTTTACCTTTAAGAGTTTTTGTAATTCAGCGGTAGAACCAACAAAAACTGCTTGATTTGTTACTTGTGATGGTCCCTTTTCTATAGTCAATTCTTTTTTTGTTTTATGTAGTGCCATTAATTCTTTATTTGCATCTAATCCAGATTTGATTAATTGTCCGACCACCTCAAAAGCACGAGGATGTTCAGATTGTTTTGCAATCTCTAACATCTCTTCTACTGCGTCTTGATTTCTTTCGATTAAATTGTAGTAATTTTCACGGGCATAATTATAATCAATATCATCATCTTTACCATCTGTATTCGGTAAAATTCTTGAACTTGGTTCTGGTTTAAGTTCAGGCGTAGGAATTAAACTTGTAATTTCTAATATTTCATCTATTCTTCCGTCCACTATATCTTTCATTATTCCCCATCATTATAAATTAACATCTAAGCCGGTTGTTGGATTATTATCTATAGGATTATCAAAATATTCAAATGTTTGTGAATATCCAAAATCATCACTTGCAACAACATCATTGGCACCAGGAGTGGTTGTTATTCTTGTTTTAATTCCAGCCATTGCAGCATCAGAACTTGATTCATTAAGAACCTTCATTATACCTGTAGCATCAGGAGATCCTGCATCTGCATCTAACAACATATAATTTGTTGAAAAATCTGTACTATCTTCTAAGACAATATATTCTGGAACATCCACTTCCGCAGGAGTACGGAGATGTACTAGAACCGTTTTAACAACTGATCCAGATTTAACATCAGGATAAATATATCCTTTTAACATAAAATTTAAAGTCCAAATAATTTCTCTTCTTACAACTAAGTCTCCCTCATATGAATCCTCAATTGAAACATCATTCAATATTATTGTAATATCTGGCTTAATGTTCATAGAAGGTACCAAATTTACACTAACTGTGAATTCTGGTGTAAAGAAAGGAACGATCTGTTCAAATATTTGTGCACCATCTTCTGAATTATCTACCATAGCAGACAAAGTAAAATCAAAATTATAAGGTACAGGATTATATTGTTTTAATAATGTAGTAGAATTCGTAGCATTATTCGCGGCATAAGTTTGACCTAAAGTATTTAATTTTCTAGTTGGATCATATATAATAGCGTTTAAATCAAATCCCATTCTTGGTAAACTTATTTGAAGACTTTGATCGGATTTAGAACCTCTTCTCACACGCAATAACATTTTATCTTTAGCTTCATATGCTATCGGAACTTTAATTTGTTCTGTTATTACACCAGCTGAATTTTTTCTTTGAATATTAATATCATTAAAAAGCGTTCCAAATACAGCAACATATTTTCTGATAGTTTCATGATAATAAGTTTGTCCTAACATTATAGGCTCCCGAACGGATTACCTTCGGTGAAATCAATAATAGAATCCGCTTCTTGTTCTATTGCTAAATTATCACCTGCTGATGCTGAAGTTGAATCTTGTGCATTAAATGATGCGACCGAATAACTGGCCCCTGAACTATCACCAATAATATTAACAGTACCAGAAAAATTACCTGTCATATTAATAAGATTTAATATTTTAGTTGTAGAACTCCAACTCGCTACTTCTCCTTGTACTGTTGCTGCTCCTAAAGATTCTCCTTGATATACAATCTCTTCTACTGTATAGTTTCCGCTTCCAGTATCCAATGTAAAATCTAAAGAATATGCTTGTAATCGTTCAATTTTATCAATGTCTTCTATACCAGTATTTAATTTTTGATCTGAATAAGTAAACATTTCACATACAAGATCATAAACTTGTAATCCACCAGTTTGATAAAATACCGATTCATCTTCTACAAACAGAACTTGAAATAATGCATTAGTCATAGGAAAATATATTATATCTCCTTCTTTTGGGGCAAGTTCTCTTCCATCACCAACTAATCCTAATTCTGCCCATCTGCGTCTTGCTACAGTAAAAGTAATTTGATCATTTATTTGTAGTCCAAATTTTGCAATAAAATCACCTTCACCTTCAAACCCATCAATAGTTTTAATATACATCTCAATTGTATGGGAACTATTATATTCGGAGAGCGCGTCTTCACCTAATAGAAGATCCTCTTTAACGAGGGTTCTTGGGCAATAATAAATATCAATTCCATAAGTCTTAATGGACTCAATCATAAGATTTTCTGCTAATCTTTGATCTGCTGTATTTTTTCCATAATGATTGAAATAAGGATTAGTGGCCATTAAATGTTATCCTATCAAATGATCTACGGGCAATTCATATCTTAATTGCATTTGTTCTTCTATGGTTGTGATTTCTGTAACTGCATCATCATATAATTGTCTACCATTAAGAGTCAATCCACCAGGAAGTTGCATACCTTCATATTTAATTAAATTTTGTCCCCATTGCTTTTTTAGCAATAACGTGGCATATTGTTTAAGAAATATATCACCCCAAATATCCGCATATGTAGAAGGATCAAGAATTCTGTCACATTCTACTATTATCCAATCATCAATATCGGCATCTGCACCCCAAGTAATATCTAACCATAATTTATCAGCATGTCTATTATATCTGAACATAGGAGAACCTGTAAACATTTCACCAATTAATTGTAAATGCTGTCGTTTTAGTTCATGAGATACTAAATCTCCACCTAAATTATGGACTTCATTTAAAGCAAATTGATATTTAACAGAAAACATACCAGAGCCAGCTGATTCATTATCTGAAAAAGGTATTATTCTCCTCACTCCAATAATAGCTTCTGCTATGTCAATATATTTGTTATCAAAGTCTCCTATTACAGTTGCCGTAGAAGCGTGAGTTGTTGCTATAGCGCCAGAGTCTTCTCCTGTTAGAGTTTCACTTGTTGAAAATGTAGTAGTAGTATTACCGTAATACGTATTACCATCTCCACCAAATTTAACATCTGGGTCCTTGAATCTAAGTGTAGTGTTTGCACTATGATATTCATGTACTCTTGCTCTTACTCCGCTTGTTCCTCCAGTAAAATATTCACCATTTGAAAAAGTTCCTGTAGGAGCTCCTGCTAATGTTACAGTAGAACCAGAAATTTGATGTTTTAGAAATGTGTTTTCTGTTGCATCAAAATGATATTCTTGAAAAAATTGAAGTGCATCATCTACACAATCTTCAACTTGATCATCATCTAGATTTAATTCTACTACAGGCCATCCGAGTTTTCGTTTGCAATATTCCTTAAAAGTAGTTCTAGTAGTTGGTTGTGCCATTATTTTGTCGCCTCCGGTGAAACTGTTATAAGACCTTCTACTATTCTTTCTATATCTCCTCCTGCTTGTGTATATTCTACATCAAATACATAATTTCCATCTGCTATTGCTGTTGTTTGTGTAGAGGTCAAAGAAAATGTCACATTTGATCCTTCAATTACTGCAGTGAAATCATGAACATTATTTGATGAATGGTAGGATTGTCGCATTTTACCTGCTGCGGACCCAGTAGAAATTGTAACATTTGCTCCTGCGGTATCTTTAGCGGTAACAACTTTAGAAAAGGTGCAACCTTGGTCTAATACAAAATTTAGAACTTGTTTTTGGAGTGTTAATGCCACAATCTATCTCCCTGTAATAGTATAGTTTAGTTGAGGTTTCTATACTATTTAGTAAGATTATGGTTTAGGGTATTGAAAATTCAATTAACAACGTTAGTATACCAATTTTGTAGAGATTTTGCAGTCCATGGCCCATAAAATAAATCATGACCGGTATAAGAAACTCCTTTATATTCTAAAAGAGTACCATCAAGAACTACTGGCACTCGCAGAGTTTTAGAAAATATAGAACAAAGATCAGGCTCTGAAAAGTTGTTTATAAGTTTAATTCTATTTTTAAATTTTTTACCATATTCATTATCATTGAAATAATTGTCAGCTAATGTTTTTGCATAATCCCAAAATGGAGTATCATATTTAGATCCAAACTGATAATGCCATAATTGAAACGTTTCAATTTCATGTACATAATCTAATATGCCTTTTTCCACAATATCTTGTTTCCAAACTAATTCAGCTGGAGAATTAATATGAGGAGAAATAAAATCTTGACACCATTCTGCAACCATTATATGTAAAGATGTGGCAGGAGCTTCAAGAGGATCAAAAGCAGCTAATTTATTACCATTTTTAATTATTCTATGTTCCGATATAACTTCTTTAGTAACAAATGAATCAAAATTTATTACCCGATTCATCATATCATCAGGTTCTATATTAAATAATTTATTAATATTTTCTCTTGCCGTGGTTTCATCTGTTATGTGATTATTGTACACATAACCATAAATTGTTGTATTGTCGGCCTGTGGTATTATAAATGTCCATCCATCAGGAGTAGTCACTGCCCGAGTCCATAGCTGTGTATAGTCTCTCCCCTTTACTCTACTTATTATACTAGAATTTACTGTAGAAATAAGTT